TTAGCCGAAGAAGGAGAGATTGGCAAATCCTCCGCGCCAATTGCTCCGGTTGAAGACCTCCACCGGCGGGGGGCAGCCGGTGAAGGGTCGTTCAATCCGGTAGGTTGGATAGGTGTCGGGACCGGTTGCAGGGGGTCTATAGGACGACCGGAACGCGGAACAGAGCCCGCTATTAAAGGTATTTACCTCAAAGTCGACGAAGGCCTCGCATCTGGCGAACGGGTTGCCCGAATACTGCTTGAACCAGACCGTCGTGCGGTTGATCCAGCCGTGGGCGTTGGTCACGACCCCCGAAAAACTCCGGCACTGCGAGGGCGGGACGTAGAGGCAATCAAGTGGATCAGGTCCGAGGGGGACGACGACGAAAAAATCAGCGCCGGAATACTGGTCACGGGCACATTGCGGCGGCTGGCTCGGGCAATAGACGACCCCGCTGACCTGCACCGCGCACATCGTCGGCATGGGGACACTCGCATCGAGGCATGGGCTAAGGATCTCCTGCCTGCAATCGAGCGCGAGCAGCGCCGTGGCCGGGTCGTGCAGGAGCCGGCGGGTTTTTTCCGAGTGCCTCAACATCTCGATCTCACGTACAGGGGGTCGAGCCGAAGAGCCGGAACTCGCGGCACTCGAACCGCTGTTCGGCCCGATTCCACCAGGCCGCGGGGACCACATCGCCGACCGCCAGCGGATCACAGGAGGCCGAGAAGCCCTCTGTGGGCGGCGGATACCGCAGTTCGGCCAGGTTCAACAGCGGCTGGGACGCGCCGGCGGGCAGGAACGAGTTCCCGCGAAGCCGGGAGGCGCGATAGGCCCGCGGCCAGGCGTTCCCTTCGACCTCCGTGACCTGCACCGGGAAGACGGGACTACCCGCGTTCAGCAGGACGATGCACAGGCCGATGTCGGCTACCTCCCGCTCCTGGGGCGGTTCCGCCGCGACGATCAGGGACGATCCGCCGGGATTGCTCTCCAGGACATTGGCGTCCCAATCTTTGATGTCGGCGGCGGGGTGTCCCTCGTCCCGGAACAGGACCCGGGCAATGGCGGGCGACCCGAACCACGCCCGGCCGGTCGCGCCTGCGCGGACCGGCTCGGTCAGGACGGCGAAGCGCCCGCCGGAATGGGCGGGGTCGGCGGGCAGGGCGCCGCGGAAGGCGATCCGGCGGGCGAACTCGTCGGGGTTCTGTTGGCGGGTGATGAGGGGTCCGTTGATTCCGAGCACGTCGAAGCGCCCGCGGTCGGCGCCGCTCTCGTTGCGGACCAGGACGAGGCCGCTCTGGCGGAAGTCGCGCTCGGCGTCCCGGCTGCGGTCGCGCTGGCGCTGCTGGAAGTCCCGCGCCGCATCGACGAAGGTGTTGAACGTCGAGGCCGGGATGACCAGCGGGTCGCCGGAGCGGACGTGTTTGAGCATGGGCATCGCGGATTTTCTCCTCAGATGCCCAGCGCGTTCAGGTCGCCATAGGGATAGACCTGTTCGACGTATGCGGCGACCGGCCGTTTGACCAGGGCCTTGGCGACGGTGTCCTCTTCATCCGCGTACCGCACCCAGAGGTATTCCCAGCCGCGCTTGTTGATTCCGACGATGTCGCCGACGGCCAGGCCGGTCACGTTGGGGCTGGCGGCGAAGCGGTAGTTGATCTCCCAGTCACCGCTGCCGCGCTTCTGGCCGGATGCGCCGAGGAACAGGCACTCGCCCTGGGCAAAGCCCTTGAAGGGTCCGCTGTTGACCTTACCGGTCAGGGCGAACAGCGTGCCCTTGTAGGCCGGCGTGATGTAGGCGTCGTCGATGTAGTGCGTCTCGGAGAACTGATAGACGGGCACCGTGATATCGACGCCCTCGACGCTGTCGGCGGTGGCGCCGATGGCGCCTTTGAAATTGGGCGCAGGCTGGCCAAGCGAACCATAGGCCCCCACGGTCTGGAGGCTCTGCGCGATGTGCTGCGTGCCGCCGCCGGTATCGAAGGCGAAGACGGACTCGTTGGTCTGCGGGGTGCTGGCGTAGCGGACGATGCCCTCCCACAGCCGATCGCCCGCCGGCTGGATGGTGACCGTCTCGCGCGGCAGGAAGACCAGGCCCGTGCCGAACAGGTCGAACCCCGCCGGCGCGGCCGCGGCCAGGGCGGACCGCGCCTGCACGTCGTCGTTGGTGCCGCGGACGTTGTAGCGCAGTTCGGCCGAGGGATTTTGGCCGGTGGTGACCAGGCGGCTCTCGAACTTTTCGTCGACGGTGACGGGCATGGTCGCTTCGCTCCTAGGCTATAGGCCATAGGCTGTAGGTGCCGACGCGGCGAGAGCCCGATCCTCAAGCCCTACGGCCTATGGCCTACCGCCTACAGCCTCCTCATTCACGCAAACGTCAGCCCGCCGATGGCCGCGGCCTCGGCCAGGCGCTTCGTGTGGCGGGCGGTTTGCTCGCTCGCCCGTGCAGTGCGTTCCATCGCATCGCCGCCGGTCCCCAGGCCGTGGACGGCCGCGGCGCTGAACGTGCCGGTGACGCTGATCTTCTGCGCCAGTGCGTCGCCGATGCCGGCCAACCGGTCCTCGAGGCCATCGAGCGGATCGCCCAATTTGCGGCGCGGCGGACCGCCGGACTTTTCGGCCTCCTCGCGGCGCTTCTTGGCCTGGGCGATGGCCTCGTCGAGCTGGCGCCGCGCCTCGGCCAGCGCGCGGCGGGTCTCGGCGATCTTGGCGTCGGTCTCGCCCTCCAGGCGCTTCTCGGCCTCGTCGAGTTGGCGACCGATCTCGGCCAGCGTGGCATCGTGTTCTTCGCCGGCGCGGTCGCGCTGCTGCTTTCGTTGCGCCTCTCGTTGGGCCAGCGCCGCCTCGCGCTGCCGGTCGATCTCGGCGTTGGTCGAGGCCAGGTCCTCGTCGGCCATCCGCTTGGCGGCCTCCACGTCGAGCGTCTCGTCGAACAGGCCCCACAGTTCCAGCAGCCGCTTCGTGGTCCAGTTGATGGCCGTGTTCCAGGCCTTCTGGAAGCCCGACGTGAAACTGGTCCAGGTCTTGGAGAGGAACGCGGTCGTCTCGATCCACGCGACCTCGAGGGCGTGGAAGACGGTCTCGGCTGTCGCCAGGGCGCCGAACCACATCTTCTGCGCCGTGGAGATGAAGAACCGCTTGGCCTCCAGCCACAGGCGGTTCAGCGATGCGACGCCCTGCTGCCAGGCGAGCTTCAGCGACAGCCACAGGATCTGCGCCGCCAGGGCGATGTCACCGGCGGCGAGGGCGTCGGCGATGCCGCCCACTACCTTGTATACTGTGTCTCGCAGCGCACCGAACTGCTCGCCCAGCCAGGCCAGGGCGTCGGCCCCCGCGCCGGTGACGACCAGCAGCGTGCCGCCGAGGGCGACGATGGCGGAGATGACCAGCCCGATGGGCGACAGCATCGCACCGAGCACGGAGGCGACGACGCCCAGCGCCGTGCCGACGCCCGCCGCAATCGAGGCCAGCGTGCCCAGGGCCGCGCCGACGCCGGAGATGACGAAGCCCAGGGCGATCAGCGCCAGGCCCACGCCGGCGACGCCCACGGCGATCTGGGCGGCAGTGACGATCAGCGCCTTGTTCTGTCTGATCCACTCGGAAACACGCACCACGGTGCGGGTGACGGCGTTGGACAGGTCTACCACCGTCGGGGCCGGGGCCGAGCCGATCACGAAGACGCCCTGCTTCACCACCCGCCAGAGCGTGTGCAGCGTGTCGTTGAGCAGGGCCGCGTCCTTGGCCGTCTGCGTCGAGACGGTCAGGCCCAGGCGGCGGGCCTCCTCGCGCAGGGCCTCGATGCCCTTGGCCCCGTCCTGGATCAGCGGCAGCAGGCGGGTGCCCGACTTGCCGAAGAGTTCCATCGCCAGGGCGGCGCGCCGCGTGGGGTCCTCGATCCGGCTGATCCGGTCGGCGATGAGCAGGAACTGCTGCTCGGGCGAGAGGTCCTTCAACTGCTCGACCGTCAGACCGAGTTGGGCCAGGGCGTCGATGGCGCTCTTCGATCCGCCAGCGGCCTCGGTGATGGCCTTCTGCATCTTGCGGATGCCGGTCTCGAGCGTCTCCAGGTCGGCCCCCGACAGTTCGGCGGCGAAGCCCAGTTCCGACAGCGCCTCGGCGGACAGGCCCGTCCGCGCCGACATCTTGTCGAGCACGTCGCCGGCATCCGAGAACGTCCGCACCGCCGCGGCCAGCGGGGCCAGCGCCGCCGACGCGACGGCGGTGATCCGGGTGCCAAGGGAGCGCAGCCCAGCCCCGAAGGCCTCGAGCCGCCTCTGTGCGGCGCGCAGGCCCTTGGTGAGCTTGTCGCTCACGCCGAGTTCGACGAACGCCCGACCAGCCCGGATGCCCTGCGTGTTGGCCATAAATCAGTCCTTAGGCGATAGGCTGTAGGCTGTAGGCGCGTATCCCGTGGCGTTGTGCCGAATGCGAGCCCTATGGCCTGCCGCCTACAGCCTCCAGTCTTATCCCCGCACGCTTCCGGCCCACCGCTTCGGGAGCTTGGGGCGCTCCTTCTCGAGGGCCGGCCCCATGTACGGTCGCGCCTTGATGCGGACGCGGCGCTTGCGGAGTTCGCCACGGCGAATCTCGCCAGAGGCGGACCGCCCGCGCGCGAACTTGGTGACCGTGGTCGTGCCGCCGTGCTCGAGCACGCGCGGGGCCTCGGTTTGTTCGCCACGGCGAATCTCGCCAGAGGCGGACTTGTTCAGCTTGGCCGGGCCGACGACGACGGAGTCGCTCGCCCGGTCGTAGCCGAACAGGATGAAGTTGCGGAGCAGCCCTACGTGCGAGTGCGGCGGAGAGCCGGGCGGCGCGGAGCCCTTGCGCCTGCGGATGCTGGTCCGGGCGGCGGTGCGGATGAAGGCCCCGGCCTTCGACAGCACCGCCCGCTTGGCCTTGTCGACGGCGCGGACGACCTTCTGGCGGTCGAAGAACAGGCGCTTGATCCGCAGGTCGATCATGAGAGGCTCCAGGCTCCAGGCTTCAGGCTTCCATTGGGCACGTCATTCCGCTCCCGAAGTCTGAGGTCTGAAGCCTGAGGCCTCCTTCCCGTTCTGCCTGATGCGGGCCATCTCGCGGCGGTGACTGAGGATCAGCATCAGGCCCATCAGGATCACCTGCCCGAACGGCACGGCGCTGGAGTACTCGATGCCCTTCCAGCCGCTGGCGTCGATCTGGCCGGTGACGTTGCCCTGGCCAGATTGTTGTGCAGCCTGCGCCGTCGTGTGCGATTCGCCGCCGCTCGGCATCGGCACGGACTGCGCGGCTCGCGCGGGCGCGGGCCCTTGACTCGCCGCGTCTCGCCTTGCGAGACCGGCAGCAAAGCGGCCGAGCAGCGACGCGGCTTGCGGCGTGTCAAGGGCGGGTGGACCCGGCCCTGCCTGTGCGTCCCACGCAGACAGGCCAGACATCGACTGCCGCGCCGTCGTGGCGGCGCAGCCGGTGACAGCGACCGCGCAGCATCCGGTGATGACGATGTGACGCGCGCGGATCACGGCTGCGCCTCGCCTGGAGCCGGCGCGGGGGACTGCTCGTCCTTGTTCGCGGGTCGCCACGGCGAGTCGCCGTGGCGACCGGCGCGTCGGGCGGCACGTTGTTCGAGTAGGGACTCGGTTCATTCGCCGCTGCGCCAGCTCGCGGCTCATTCTCGCCGCCGGCGCTGGAGACCTGGAGTTGCCCGGCGATGCCTTCGACGCCCACCGATGCGCGGCCCTCGATGCCGACCACCCACTTGCCGGCGAAGTTCACCACGTAGGTCGGGTTGATCCCCTGCGCGCCGGCCTGGATGGTGAGCTGCTCGACGCCCTGCGCCAGGCCCTGCTTCACCGCCGGGATGATCGCCTGGTCGGCCAGCTTGTTGGCGAACTCCTCGATCGGCGGCCTGGGGTTCAGCGCCGCGCAGCCGGCGACGCAGCCGTTCAGTAGAAACGCGGTCAGCCCAATCGTGGTCTTCCGTGACCTCATCATCGCAACCTCCTTGTTCTTCAGACTCCAGACTGATTACTGCGGCAGCTCGTCCAGCGTGAGCGTGCCGAACAACCCCTGGCCGACCGTGCCGGTGCCGGGCGTGGCCGTCACGACCACCTCCAGCACGTCCCCGGCCGCCACGGCCATCGTCGAGATCGCGGCCGCGACGAGCTGCCGCGCCGTCTGCGTGTGGTCCAGCGTGACCGGGACGCTGAGCAGGGACGCCCCGTTCTTCCGCAGGTCGACCGTGATCTCCGCCCCGCTGGTGCAGGGCGTGACGCAGCCGGCCTTGAAGTCCCGCAGCGTCCGGCGGTACGGGTCGCTGTAGCGGTACGGCGGCTCACTGCCCGGGGCCATGACCTCGTACACAAAGGTCTTCACGCCGTCGGTCTCTCGAATCCGATCCCCCGCCTTCGGCAGCGTCTGCACGCCGGCGAGCACCAGGTCCGCCGTCCGCACCAGGTAGTCGCGGGACTCGGTCTTGTGGATCACGCCGAACTCGTCCGCCTGCTCGAACTCGGTCCGGCCGATCGTGGCCGCCAGGTCCACCGAATCGGCGCCGCGTTGGTAGGTCACCATCCGCGTCATGCGGCGGTTCCGCTGGTCCTCCAGCCAGGCCGAGCCTCGTTCGAGCAGGTCCATCTCAGGCTTCCGGCTTCGGGCTTCAGGCTTCGGATTTCAGGGGGAACCACGGGCGGCATCTTTCTGCGCCAGCGGCCCGGAGCGTGAAGCCCGTAGCCGCTTCTTCACGGCAACATCCGAACGCGGACGGTCGCATCCGCGTCGGCCGCGGCCTTGATGCACTTGCCGATCAGCTTGTTGCCTGTTGCGGTGGTCGTGGCCACGTTGTTCGCGTCATCCCAATGGACGTTGGCCCCGGCGCTGATCGCCGTGCCGGCGCCCGTGGCCTTGGCGAAGTCGAAGACGCCCCGGACCGCCAGCGCGCCCAGCGCGTTGGCGGCGATGGGGGTCTTGGCCACGCCCACGAGTTCGCCGATCACGACCACGTCGCCCGCCGCCACGGCGGCGCCGGGCGTGTAATCGATTGCCCCACCGTCATGCACGAAAGTTGCTTGTGCCATCGTTCATCACTCCTTGAGGCTGTAGGCCATAGGCCGTAGGCTGTAGCAGCCATGCGAGATCACACGAAGCTACGCGCCTTCGAACTGGCCGATGCCCTGGTCCTCTCTGTATATCGCGTCACCCGAGGCTTTCCGAAGGAAGAACTCTTCGGGCTCACCGCTCAACTCCGCCGCGCAGCCCTCTCCACGGCGTCCAACATCGTCGAGGGCTGCGCTCGCCACTCCAAGTCGGACTACGTAAGGTTCCTCGACATGGCCTTTGGGTCAGCCCGCGAGGTCGAGTATCAGATTTCGGTAGCGCACAGACTGAACTACCTCTCGAAGCAGGAGTATGACCCTCTCCATGCTCAGTGCGTCGAAACATCGAAGGTACTCGGAGCATTGATACGCTCGCTTCGCGAGTGAGCCGACCACCTACAGCCTATGGCCTAGGGCCTATCGCCTATGCGGCTCCCTTGCTCTTCACGCCGCCGCGCGGCTCCTGAAGCGCGACGCCGAAATCGTGGTAGCCGCGCATCTGGATGCCGAGGACGTGAAAGTCCGCCTCGGCCGTCTCGATGGTCGGCGACTCCTGGCCGTTGAGGAACGCGACCTCGATCACCGGCAGGTCGGCCGGGTCGGCCAGCAGATACCACGCCTTGTCGGAAAAGCCCGTGTACTGCGCGTTGCTCAGGTACCGGCTGACCTCGACGCGGAACTTGCCGGCGTGCGGGTTGGCCACGGGGTACTTCGTCGAGGCCGTCGTGTCGCGGATCTCCAACGACTTGAACAGCATCGTGCCGATCGCCGAGAGCGACGTGGGCACGAGCAAGACCTGCGGCATGATGCCGATGGGCTTGCCATCCGCATCCACCTGGTCCATGAAGGTCCGCTCGGCCAGGCTCAGGGCGTCGATGCCCAGGGCGGTATCGACCCCCTCGATGTAGTTGTTGTTGCCGGCCGTGAAGAACGCCGCGTTGTTCATGAAGACCGACCAGAAGACGTCGTTGATCTTCAGGCCCGATCCGCGGCCCAGTTTGCGGGGCACGGTCGTGATGGCGCCGAGGTCGTCATTGATGATGTCGCGGCGGTCGATGGACAGGAGCAGGCCGTAGGTGTCGGCCTTGTTGGTGTAACTCTGCTCGCCCAAGGTGCCGTGCTTCAGTTCCCCGCCGGGGGCGACCTTCTCGTACTGGTCCTTGCCGATCAGGCGGTAACTGGTGACGGTCTTGAAGTCGCTGACGTTGCGGACGGCGGTGATGTTCCGCCAGGTCCGTTCGACGCTGAAGAAGCCCTCCAGCAGGAACTTGTTGGCGACGTTGGAGAGGATGCCGCCGATGTCGATGGTCGAGAAGGCCGCCTGGAGGGCCTGCCCTTGACGCGAAGTGTCAAGGGTCTGGCCGAAGGCGAAGCGCAGGACGCTGCGGCTGTCGCGGAAGTTGCGGCCGGCGAACCCGTTGGCCCACGCGGCCTCCAGCAGGAGCTCCTGCAATCCTATGCCGCCGCGAAACCGCTTCGAGGCCGCTTCGAGGGTCTTCTCGTCGTACTGCTCCTCGACGGTTGCCAGCTTCGCCGTGAGCATGCACGCGGCCTCGAGGACCTGGCCGCCACACGCGACCTCGACGGCGTGGATGGCCGGGGCCTTGGGCCGCGAGGCCCGGAGCTTCTCCAGTTCGGTCTTCTCCTCCGTCCAGCCCTCGGCGATGGCCCGCTCTTCGAGGTCGGGGAACTTGCCCGCACAGATGCGGCGGATCGCGCCGATGCGCTTCGTCTCGGCGAGCGCCTGAGCGCGCAGCTCGGTGACGGGCGTGACCTGCGCATTCGGCGAGTTGGCGGACGGGTTGGCCTCCCTGCCCTTGACGCAGCAGCCCGAGCGAAGCTCGGCGATGGCTCTGCCATCGGCGTCGCACGACGCCCGCTGTGTCAAGGGCGGGCCATTCCCGCCCGCCTCTGCCGCGCGCGTCGGTTCCGGCGTCGGCTTGTCCTCGGCCGGCGTGACTTCCGTGTCGTTCAATTCATCCATGACTGCGTTCTCCTGTCGAAGGTCCGCCGGAGCGGACTGCGCCGCGATGGTCGCGGCGGTGTTCGTGTCCGCGCCGAGGTCGACGAAGCTGATCTCGCCCAGCACAGTCCGGCGGGCGACATAGACCGGGCCCTCAAAGGTCCGGCCGTTTACCGTGACGCCCTTGCCATTCCGCACGAACTCGGCCTGGGCGACCTGGGCGCCGATCGAGGCCTGCCAGGGAAAGCCGCGCCTGCCGCTGGCGACCACCTCGCGGGCCGCGGTCGTGTCGCGGGAGACGATGCCCTCTGCAATCACCCGGCCCGCCTCGACGGCGATGCGTTCGGTGTGTCCCACTCCCTGGTACATGCTGTGGCCGAAGCGGACGGGTCGGCGCTGCGACGGGATCGAAAGGCCTTCGAGATCGACGACGACGGGGAAGCGCCAGCCCTCGACGCGCATGGGTTCGCCGGTGTAGGCGATCATGCTGAAGCGCGGGACGGCCTGCTCGTCGCCCTCGGTCGCCAGCGCCACCAGCGAGATGTTGCCCGGCGTGCAGCGGAGCACGATGCGGTCGGGCACTTGCTCGGTGTTCTCACGCGGGTCGCCGCTGGCGACTCGCTTAGGCGACCCGCTGGGCGTCTGCATCTTCCGTGACATCGTCGTCATCCTCCGTGTCGTCTTCGTAGTCCGATGGCGTGGCCGGCGCCGCCTGCTCGACCGTCAGTCCCAACTCGCGCATGAGCGCCACCTCACGAGCCCGCTGGCGCAGCTCGCTCTCCCAATCGAGTCCCGCCTTGGCGAATTCGGCGGCCAGCGTCGTGGTGTTGCTTTGCAGGCGCGTGGCCTGCGCCGTCGCCTCCTTCTGCGGGTCGACGTGCTCCAGTCCATCCCAGAACCATTGGTGTGATGCGTCGAAGTCGAGTGTGCGGACCGATTGCGGCAGGTAGCCTTCGATCAGCACGGCTTCGTTGAGCCATGCCTTCAGAATCCGGTCGAGGACCACGTCGGCGAGATAGGCCTGGTCGATGCGGATGGCCTTGAAGAAGGCCTGGTGATCGAGACGCCCCGAGGCGTAGTTGTAGCCCGAGGAATTCCCCGCCGCGATGTTGAACGGCATGTTCAGGCACCGGGCGATCTCGTTGATCACCTCGTGCTTGAAGTCGCCATAGACCGTGGTGGGCTGCTCGGCCTTGATCTGGCCGATCTTCCAGCCGAAGGGCATGGTCATCCACGTGCCCCGGTCCATCTCGACCTGGTCCATCGGCTCGACCTGCGAGGCCTCGGCATCGGCCGCGGCGTCGGTGTAGATCACGCCGGACGGCAGCGCCGCCATCTCCGCCGCCCCCAGCACCGCCAGCGTGTAGCGACGGAGCGTGGCGAACAGCGGCAGGGCCGGCGTGATCTCAGGAATCCCCCGGCTCTGGCCCGGGCGCTCGGCGCGGAAGAGGTGAATCACCGACTCGGCCGGCATGATGTCGAATTCGACGTCCCCGGCCTTCCACGCGGCGTTCTCGCCGGGGTGCTGGCGCAGGACGTAGTACGCGACCGCGTTGCCGAACTCGTCGAAGATGATTCCGTCGACAGCCTTGAGGTCGCCGCGCGGCACCGGCCACGGCGTGCAGATTTGATCAGCTTCGATCGGCCGAACATCGAGCTGCACCGGTGCGTCCACGCTGGGATTCGTCGCCAGAAGCGCGAAGACCTCGCCGCTCTCGCACTGGGCGATCCGCATGGTCCTCAGCTTGTGGGCCAGGCCAACCGCCCTGGCCCAGCGCGAGAACTCCTTCTCAATGACGCGGTTGGCCTCGGGGTCGCCCGCCAGCATCTGGAGCCGCGGGCCGGTGCCGACGACGTAATTGGCCAGGGTGAGCACAATGCCCTTGGCGTAGCTGTTGTTGGCGACCTCATACCGCGCCCGGCTGCGCAGGATGCGCCGCACGTCGGCGCCCGTGGCCGCGTTGGCGGACAGGTGATCGGCATTGGCCCAGTGCCGGCGGTTCTCGTCGTTGGTGATCGCGGCGTCGTAACGAGCTGAGACAGGCTGTAGGCGGTAGGCGGTAGGCTGTAGGCGCAGTGAGCCGATGCGCCGCCGCGCTTCGTCACGGCTCTTGCCGAGCATCCATTCTCGAACCCGCTTCAGCATCCGCGTCCCTGCCTCTGCTGCTGCTCGCTCCTACCACCTGCGGCCTATCGCCTACGGCCTGCTGCCTACGTCGCCCCAGGAGGGGCGACGCGCGTCAGCCGCACGCCGAGGCCCTTCTTCGCCGCCGCCTTGGACGACAGATACCGATCCGCCTCGATCTGCTCGGTGATCGAATGCTGCTCGACGCTGCCCGAGTCGCCCTGGGCGCGCTTCGGCCCGGCGGCGTTCTCGCGGATGGCGTCGTCGATGGTCGGGTCGTCGGGCATCGAGGCACTCGAATCAGTTCAGGATGGGGACCATGCGCTGCCGGTGCCGCCGCTCGCGCCGTGCGAACGTATTCACCGCCCGCGCAGCGTTGCGGCCCTCCAGGTGCGCCAGCCACGCCTCTTGAACCGCGTCGTCCCGATCCGTCCAGACCACCAGGCGCAGTTCTAGCGCGAGCTTGCGGTGGTCCCGCAGCGGCGGAAGGTCGCCACGGGCGACTCGAGAAACGCCGTTCATCCAACCTGTACCGACACGAGAACCGAATGCTGTGCGCGGTGTTCGCGGTGAGCGATGCAGTTTGTTCGATAGATCGAACGTGGATTTGATAGATCGAATGGTTACGACGCCGATTCGCGGGTGGTGATGCGTTTGCCGCAGTGCCGGCACTCGCGCAGCCGCATCACGACGCCGTTGGGCCGGCGCTTCAGATACACGACGTGGAAGTGCTGGCAGCCGCAGGCGCGGCAGACCAGTCCGGCCTTTTGCCCGTCGACCACCTCGTCACGTTGTTTGACCTTGGGCATTTATCGTCGGCCCCTTTGCAGCTCAGACAGACGCATCCGTGGGCGCGGCGCAGGCCGCGCGTCCGTGCCGAACAGGATCGCGCCCTGGATCGACGCCGCGACGGCGCAGCCCACGAGGCAGTCAAGCCAATGGTTATCGAGGCCCTCGACGCGCAGCTTCCATTCATCGACCGTGCGCCCGCGCCCTTCTGTCTTCACGCGGTATTCGCTGGTCAGGTGCTCGGCGATGAGCCGATGCGCCTCGGGCTTACGACCGTGGAGCGACAGGCAGCCGGGGTCACCCATCGGCACCCCCAGCCGCGCGTGCGAGAAAGACTTCCAATAATTCGTGTCGAAGACGGCGTGACGCACGGATCGCTTACCGGTGACTACGGGGATACGCCAGTTCAACCCCACGCGGTCGCCGCGCTTGCGGCGGTATTCAGAGAACGGAATGCTCGAAGCGCCGACGTAGCGGCCGTGCGAGGGCATGACCACGCTGGCGTATTTCGACTGGCGGGAAAACTGATAGACGACGTCCGACGAACTACCCCAGTTGGCGTCGATCAGGCAGCGGTCGATCCGCACCATCGCCTTCGGGCTCCCTCTTCGGTCGCCCTCAGCATCGCGCCGCCACTCGCGGCCGAGCAGCGCATCGGTGACCCGTTCCAGGCCGGCGTAGATCGCGCCCTCCAGACCGGCCCGTGACGCCGTACTGGCCAGGGTGCGGCGGATGTCACGCAGCGTGAAGTACTGCTCCTTCTGCTCCGGCTCCGTGCCGTAGTCGATGACGTAGCCGGTGAAGTCGTCCTCCCACGCGGCCACGAGCCAGAACAGGGCCTTGCCCTGCACGTCGATGAACATGGTCAGCGCCGTCGCGCCCAGCGGCACCTCGCCGCGCTTCAGGCCGTTGACCTTCGCGGCCATCTGATCGGCGGTCAGCAGGTCGTCGTCGACCTGTTCTTCGGGCAACGGCTCGTTCTGATACTCGGCCCAGAACGCCGCCTCGCCACGATCCAGTTTCAGATTCACGGCGTGTTGGATTGCAGACAGCTCGTCGGGATGGTGACGCTGTGGCCAGGCGACATTGGCACCTTCGTCCATCGCCTCGCGGTTGGCGCGATAAAACTCCGTCGCATCCGCGATGCCGCGATCGGCCCGCATGCCCTCGCGCCACAGTTCGGCGTACTGCGCCCACAGCGCCTCGTTGGTCGGGAACGCATAGACCATCTTGGTCCGTTCGCCCTGCCATTGGGGGTGCTGGTCGCGGTCGAGAATCCGGTCGGCCAGGTCGTCGGGGCGCACGACCGTCAGCGTCATCAACCCGGCGATCTTGCGCCCGGGCCCGGCCAGGCCGAGGATCGCGCCGGCGAGAATGCGTTCGCGCGTCACGCACTGCGACGGCGACCGCGCCGATTCGTCCGTTTGCGGGTCGTCGATGAGCACGAGCGACGGCCGCACGCTGGTGCCATCCACACGCTTATGCTTCATGCCGCGGATGCGGCCGGTGATGCCGGCGACGCGGATGATCGCGCCGCTGGCCTTGCTGTCCGGCATCGTGGGCAGCACGATCTCCCGCGCCGTCCAGCCGATGTGGGTCTGCTTGCCCTGATAGAGCTGGCCCCCGGCCCGCTGGTGAATCCCATCCAGCGCCCGGATCGGGAACACGACCTCGGGGAAGTCCTCCAGCAGCAGGTCGTTGTTCTCCAGTTCGGCCTTGATCGAGTCGAGCATGCTCGCGGCGTGCTCTTTATCCGAGCCGATCAGGGCCACGAACTCGCGGTGCCCATAGACCAGCGCCCACAGACAGGCCGTCTCGCATAGAGACGTCTTGCCGCTGCCGCGCGGCATGGCCATTGCGAACAGCCCGCCCTCCAGCACCGCCTGCTCGATCTTGGCGACGACCTTCAGGTGGTCGGGCGACCACGGCAGGTGGAAGACCTGGGGGAAGTACTGCTCGCAGAAGAAGCGGAAGTCCCGGCTCGCACGATCCTTTCGCTCCGCATTCACGACGGCCGGCATCTCGCCGATGTCGCGCCCAGACAGCGACAGCTCGATGTTGCGCTGCCGGGCCCGCTCTTTGTGGGCGTCGTAGCCGGTCAGGCCCTCGGGCTCGGGCCTGGGCTTGTGGCGCTCGCTGACCAGCCAGGCGACGTAGCGCAGCAGGTCGATGTTGCGGGGGTCGGCGGTCGACGTGATCCGCAGGCCCGCGCGCGTGCGATGGCGATGCAACTGCCGCTCGCCGATGACCTCGCCGAGGGGCGTCGAGTTCAGCAGCTGCACGAGCTGCGTCGGTCGCAGGCGGCGCGGGTCAATCGTCACGGCTGGACATCTCCTTGATCAACCAGGCCGCGTACTGCATCAGGTTGATCGTCCCGTCGGCGTTGGTCGGCGCGCCGGCGTCGACGTCCGCCTGGATCATCTCGGCGGTCACGCGCGTTCCGCCCGCGGCGCTGAGCAGCCGGGCGGCGTCGGCCACGGGCAGCGCCGTGGGATTCAGGGTCGGCTTGTTAGGCTGGGTAAAGACATCTCCTGACATCATGCCGCCCTCCGTACGGCTGCGGGCAGCCTGGTCGCCCACACAGGCCCTTGACTCGCCGCCCGCGGCGAAGCCGCGCGGCCGCTTCGCGGCCGGTCCGCCCTTGGCGGACGCGGCGTGTCAAGGGCAGGCAGTCCGTGTGCCTGACATGGCCGAATCTCGCGTCGGTATATGGAAAAGAATCTGCGAATTCCGACCGGAATTACGGCCAGATTCGCTTGATCCCGTTCGCGGAAGTCGCCCTCATGGGGCTGTACGCGATGCCTGCCTGCCCGCACGCGGAAGCGGGCGCAGGCAGGGGCGTACCGAAGGCGAAGGAGATGAACATGGCGATACGAGTTCGAGCGCGAGAGTTCGAAACCTACGAGGAAGCCGAAGCCCACGCCGCCGAAACGGGCGGATCGGCGCTGACCATGCCCGGTGGCCGGTTCCTGGCAATCAGCGCCCGCGATTGCCAGCGCATCGACCGAGCCGGCGGACCGGAGACCGCGCGGTTCATCGGACGCCCACCGCGGTGGGTCGCCCGTGGCGACCGGCTGCGCGGCGGGATTCGATTCATCGCAGTCGGCCGCTGATCGGCCGCCGCAGGAGAAACGACCATGACCATCGAATACCACGCAATCGAGTTCGAGACGGCCCACGAGGCCATTCAGTTGACCGAGGCAGACGGGCGCGGCGTGGCGATTCAGCTTGACGGCCCGAAGGTCGTTGAACAGCAAGACGTCGACCGGCTGGCCGCCGCCGGCGTCGGGTTCGCGTACCTGCCCTTGACATGCCGCGAACGCTCCGCGTTCGCCGATGCGAAGCATCGGGGCGACGACGTCGCACTGCATGTCAAGGGCCTGCACGACCACGAGATGCCGGACGGCAACCGCCGAATCGTGACCGTCCCGGTGAACTGAGCAAGATCGCCGCGTCGCGTAGGCGCGGCATGACGAGGTGATAACAGCAAGGAGTACGACATGAAAAAAGAACAGGTGCAGATTGGCCGCACCTACCAGGCCAAGGTGAGCGGGCAGCTCGCGCGGGTTCGCATCGATGCCGAGAGCCGGTTCGGGGGTTGGGATGCGACCAACGTCTCGACCCACCGCAAGGTTCGCATCAAGAGCGCCCAGCGCCTCCGGCGCGAGGTCGCATCGGAGAAGGCCGCCGAGTCTGTCGGAGCCACGACGGCGGTCGTCGAGGACGACCGGCCGCCGCAGGACATCGACGAGCGGATCGCCGCCGCGCCACCCAGCATCGTGTCCTACGAGGAGCGCCGGGCCAGGGCGGAGCGCGGGCAGGCGGCCGTC